GCCATGAGCCTCGCGGAAGACGCCGACGGGGAGAAGCGCGGAAGCGGCGATGCCCGTGAGCGCGGCCTTAGACACGCTCGATCTCCGCGACATGCTTGCGGCCGTCAACCGTGACGATCGTGACGGAAGCCTCGCCGACGCGGTGCGCCAGGATGTGTTCCTCGGCGAGCGGCACCAGGCGGCTCGCCGGCTTGCCCTTCGCATCCTTGCCGCCGATGCGGACCGTCACGCCGTCGAACAGGTCGGGAAGGCTGAGACCGGGCGGCAGGATGTCGGCGGCGGGATCCGCCTGGACCGAACCGCCGATCACGTGCTCGCGCAGCGCGGCGGCGAGAGCGGCGTCGGCCTTGTCGCCCGGCACCACGAGGTCGAGCTGTTTCAGCACATTGGCGACCTTCTCCGCATTGAGCAGACGCCCGGCCGCCAGGAACACCTGCTCCCTCACATGATCCGGAGCCGCATCGAGCGCTTCCTGGTCGATGATCCCGGCAAGCGCCCGGGCATCGACGATCGTCGCCCGACCGTCGCCCCCGGCGGCGTCATCCGCCGCGGGCTTGCCGTCATCGGCGGCGGGGGATGCGGGATTGTCGTCCGCGCCGGCGTTCGGCCCGGCGGCGGCATCCGGCTTCGCGGCGTCGTCGATCTTGTCGTCGGCCGGGGTCGCCGCCGCGGTCGTGTTCGATGCCTTGCCTGAAGTCCTCGGCCGCCGGCCCATCGTTACCTCCATCGCGTCCAGAAAAGGCGGCCGTCGAGGCCGCTTGCGTCGATGGATATTCGACGAGACGGAGGGTCCGAATAAGGGCGCAACGTTGCGCCCCGAGGACAGTCCGGATGATGGCGGGAGGGCTGTAATGGTTACAGGCGTTCCAATTCCGGTGCAACTGCGACATTCGCACCGGGGCCAGATAGGCGATTAAGAGCGCATAAGAGCGGCTAAGAGCCCCGGAACGGGTTTTTTCGGGCGGTGGTAGCGTGGAGGCGGCCTCATGCGTTCTGGCGCGGCTGTTCCGTCAGCCGTCCTCGAGGGCCGCGGCGAGATCCCGCTTGAAGGGGTTGCGGGTCAGCTCTGTATCGGAGAAGGGCTGGCGTCCGGGCTGGGATACGGTCCAGCTGTCCATGATCGGGATGCTCGTGCAGCCGCAGTTGATCGTCTCGGCCGCCGGCGCCGCCGGGTCACGGGGAAACATCAGCTTCACCCCTCCGACGATGAAGGGCTCGTCGACCGGCACGATCTGCCCGTCCGCCAGGTCATGAGACTTGCGGCTGTGCAGCTTACCCGACCGGCGCCACTGCTTCTTCAGCTGCGGCAGCACCTCGGCCGCCTGCGCCTGGCGTTCCTGTGTCGCCATCGAGAAGGCCCGGCCCATTTCTGTCCGGACGATCGTCGTGGCCCGGCCGCGGCCGCCCTCGACGATCGCCTCGACGGCCGAGACCGCTTGGCCCGGTGTCCTGGCGCCGATCATGGTCAGCGCGATCTCGGCGTTGATCCTGCGCGCCACCTCGGCCGGAACGTCCCGCAGCCTGTCGGTCAGGAACCCCCGGATGGCGAGCAGCTGGCGGGTGTCGACCTCCGGCAGGACCGCTGCGATCCGGAGACCGCCGGCGGCGAGCGGTTCGTCGATCATCGAGACGCCGGCGGTCCAGGACATGCCGGCGGCGTTCTGCCCGACTTCCGCCAGGTCGTCACCGAGCTCGCGCAGCGCGTTCTCGATGGATTTCTGAAGCCGTGGCAGCTGGAACGCCTGGAACTCCGAGGATGTCGCCGCGAGATCCTGGACGATCGACCGTTTCGCCGCCTTCAGGGTATCGCGAACCAGCCGGGCGGTGTCCTTCTCGCGAGCCGCCTGTTCCTTCAGGACGCGCGCCCGTTCCTTCCGGAACCGTCTGTCGCGCTCGGCGGGCGTCATGCGGCCTCGCCGGCCGCTTCGTCCTCGTCATCATCCGGCGGCAGGCGGAAGACATCCGCCTCGGCGGCGGCCGTCCGCTCCGCCTCGATCTTCCCGATCTCGGTCGCCGGATCGATCTCGAGGCCGAGTTGTGCCGAGACCAGGCCAACCAGCATGACGGCGGTTTCCCGCGACAGCATGCCGCGATCGACGGCCGCCACGGCGGCGACGACAACCTGCTGCAGCGCGGCGGCATATTTCGAGGTGTCGCGCGCCGTGAGCTCGGGGAACTCGGCGCGGACCTCGTACTCGCCCTTCTCGCCATCGGAAGGCTCGGCGCCGTAGACCGCCAGGCAGCGCTGCCGCACCTGGTACGTTCCGATCTCCTCCAGGATCGCCCGGATCAGCCGCTGGCGGAGCGTGAATATCTTGAAGGTCGGTTCGCCCATCTCGCCGGCGGTCGCCCGGTTCACGTCGCCGCCGCCGCCGAACCAGTGCTCCGGAACCGTGGCGCCGCCGATGATGTGATTCCGGAAGAGGCGAGAAAGCCCCTCGCTGTCGGCGGCCTTGAGGTCCGGCGCCAGGGCGTTCCATTCCTCGCTCTCGTTGTGCACGCGCACGCTGCCCGGCCGCGGCGCCGAGATCTCGCTGGCGCGCTTCCTGACCTCGTCCGGCGTCGCGCCCTTCAGCGTCACATCGTAGATGAAGGCGCGCAGGAAATCCCACCGCTCCAGCTCGCCGAACAACGCCTGGTCATAGGCGTCGATCCAGTCGATCAGCGGCAGAAGGTCGGAGACGCCCCGCGTCGAATTGCTGAGACCGTTGATCGAGTAGTAGAAGCACTCTCCGTCATCGAACTCCGCCCGGATCTCCCGCGTCCGCTTCGAGAACACCTCTTCCGGCCCGTTCACGATCACGCGGAACCGCCTGGTCACCCCCTTCTTGTCGCGCTTGGTGACGACGCCGATCGGCTGCTCGATGTTGTCGGGATCCGTGACGACGGTCGCGATCAGGCCGGGGTCGAGATAGCCGAGACGAACGTGCCCGTTCATCTCGTTGACGAATACCGGCCAGCACTGCTCACCGTAGATCGCGAGCTCGCGGACCTTGTTCACCAGCTTCAGGTCGAGGCGGTTGACCGGGTCGTTCCAGAAGAGATCGAGCCAGCCCTGCGCTTCCTCGTCCTCGCAGCGCAGGGTGACGCCCTCGGCAAGCAGGAACGCGACCGGGAGTTCGATCAGCCGGTTGGCGACCGGGTTCGAGCGCCACTGGTAGAGCGCGAGTTTCTGCATGCGCTCCTGGGTGATCGGGTTGATGTCCCGGTCGCTGTTGCCTGTCAGCTTGCGCCAGCCCTCCTCGCTGTCGATCGACAGCCCCGCCGCCTCGGCAAACCGTTCTTCCGCCGGCGCGCGGCCGAGCAGGCTCAGGATGATGTTCTTCAGCCCCACAGGACCCTCCTGTTGCGCGATTGGGTTACCGGGCGGTTCAGCAGCCGGCGGCTGACGGCGTCCGTCCGGACCGGACGATAGATCTCCGGGTCATGATCGACGGTGGCGCCTTCCGGCGGCTGCCCGCCGCCCTCGGCCGCGCCGATCGCGAGAAAGCCTGCCCAGGCCCGGTCGGCGTGTCCGTCGCCGTCGCTGTCCGCCACCAGGCGCGGATTGCCGGTCGGTCCGACAACCTTCTTCAGCTGGTGCAGGTCCGTGCGCAGAACGGGATCGCCGGCGGGGATCCGGATGCGGCGGTCCTGGAAGCGCTGCTTGGCGGCCGTGGCGAGATCCAGTCTGCGGCCGGAGGTCAGCTGGACGCCCTCGACGCGCAACGCGCCATGCCGGCGCTTGGCGTCCTCGACCGGCTTCTCGCCCATACCGGTCTGGTCCATTGCGAGCCGGGTCGCGCGGTAGCGCTGCATCAGCTCGTCGATGATGGCGTCCTGTTCGGCGAAGGTGATGTTCTTGTGCACGATGATCTCGCGCGTCCAGAGGACGTCGCCGACTTCCTCCAGCACCCAGGCAACCCAGAGGTCGCGCCGGCGCGCGATGTCGTTGCCGATGAACACGGGGCCGCCCTGGTAGAGTTCCGGGATGCCCGCGGCCGGATCCTCGCAGGACGCGATCAGGTCGTAGTCCAGCCAGGCGGACGCCTCGTCGAGCCATTTGAGTTCGTACTCCTGCGCCCAGGCGTCCTCGTCGTTGAGCGCCGCGCGCAGCTCGGGAATGTTGCGGTCGAGACCCTGCTCGACCGCCTGGTAGATATCGACCTCATGGCGGGACCAGGTCGTGTCCTGCGCCGTCATCAGCTCATAGAACTTGTTGCCCTTGCCGTTCGGCGTCGAGACGACGCGCAGCCGCAACCCCGCCTTCGAGATCACGGGGAACAGCGCCGCCCAGATCTTCCGGCTGTCCGGATGGAAGGCGAACTCGTCGAGCATCACGTTGGCGCTGAAACCGCGGGCGGTGTCCGGGTTCGCCGGCAGCGCCGTGATCCGCGAGCCCGACGGGAACTGGACCTCGAGCGCATTGTAGACCGCGTCGCTGCCCTCGGCCCGGAACTCGTACTCGGAGAAGCCAGGCAACGGACGGCCTCTCAGCTCGGCGTTATAGATCTCGTAGAAGGCTCTCGTGAACGGCTTGATCGCCTCGTCCATCGCCTCGCGCGCCTGCCGGGCGCCGCGCGACAGGATGACCCAGCGGACGCGGCGGTTCTCGATCTCCGCCTGGATGCAGTCGTCGACGATCTCGCCGCAGGTCGTGAAGGTCTTGCCGGTCTGCCGGGCGAACATCCCGATCTTGAAACGCGACCGGTCCTGCAGCCACCGCTTCTGATAGGGCAGGAACTTGATGATCGGGTCGGTCATGTGAAGCCCATGATCCGCCGGGCGCGGGCCGCGGCTTCCGGGTCGATCTCGCCGCTTGCAACCCCGGCGTCCAGCTTCTCCGAGGCTTCCTTCGCGAACAGCTCACGGCCTTTGATTGCCGAATCCTGGGACAGGCGAATGGAGTGCATCAGGTCGCGCCACGCCTTCGACAAGAGTGTAAAGTCCTTCAGGCTGATGCCTTCCGGATCACCGTTGGCGAGCTGCGCCTGGCAATTGAGCATCATCGCACAGACCATCTCGATCCCGGCACGGTGCCGGCGGCCGTCGTTCTCAGCCTGGTCGAGATCCGTGGCCATAGAGTCCGCGATCATGTGCGCGTGGCGCATCGTCTCGCCGATCCGCTCCATCTTCCGCTTGTACTCGTGCGCGGTCGACCGTCCGACCTCCAGACCCTTGTCGGCCAGCAGATCGCGGAAATCGTCCACTGATATCGTCGGGTTCTCGCGGATGAACCGTGCGAGCTTCGCCTGGTCCTCGGCCGAGAAGAACTGATCGAGTTTGCTAGGAGCGGGCATCAGAAACTGCCCGGCGCCGGGCGGCTGACGCCGGTGACCACGTCCTCGCCGCGGGCGACCAGCTGGCCCTTGCGGGTGATCGTCGCCTTCACCAGGTCGCCGAGACCGCCTCCCGTCAGCTGCTCGGTCGTGATGAGCTTGTTGTTTTCCAGCCAGTCGAGCCGCGCGCGGATCTCCGTTTCGGTCAGCTCGACGCCGACGACTTCTCCCACCGCCATCCGCAGGATCATATGGTTCTGCGAGTAGCCGATGCACTTCTCGAGGAGATGCAGGATCGCCAGATGGACATCCTGGCGGAGACGTTCTGCTAGGTTCATGATCCATC